AACATATGCAGCTTTAGCTTTCCTTTTGGTCAGCCAGATTCGGAGGGAACTGAAATACTCTATAGCTTTCCCGCCAGGAGCGACATAGGGTGTTGTCATAGCCTCAGCAACATTTGAAGTAATATTCGTCTTCAGTTGATTGATGAGGATAAGAGATGATTGAGAGTTGGCCAACGGAATCGTCAGCTTCGGGAACGCCTTCGCAAAAATGCGAGGCTTAACAGCCATAGAAGATTGAGGATTGAAGTCGCCTTCAATGTCTTTCTCCGAGGCCGTGGCGGCAATCGAATCCCAAATGAACACCAGTTGCTCATCGGCATAGGTAATCATAAGTTGCTCGATTGTCTCCAATACTTTCTCGACGCTTACCGCCTGAATGTAGAGAAGATTTTCAAGATCACACCCCGCTCTCGCAAGGAAAGCGGGATCGATGCTTGATTCAGCATCAAAATAGACAACAAACATGCCCATTCTGTTGGCATTAGCAGCAATTTGCGCAGCCATAAAAGATTTGCCGGATGCTGAAAGACCTGCAATCTCTGTTATTTTACCGACAGGAATTCCTGCCATCTTTCCTCTGCAAACAATTGAGTCCAGCCAGCGAGAGCCAGTTGGAATCCATTGCTTAACAGAAGTAGGATTTTCTTTGGTTAAGTCGTGGGCGACATCAAGGCCTGTTTTCTTGTTAACAAGTTTGCGCATCGCCTCAATGTCGATTTTTCCAGGTTTCTTCATTTGAACCACTTTTCCCATTAATTAGTCTCCATAGGTTAAAAATAGGGGAGTTATTTACCTCTGGTCCCCACAGAGATTATGTAGAAAACAAATAACCTATGGAGTGAATCGGTCAATTGAATAAACATAGAAAGGGGGAGAGCGATAATAGCCGTTCTCCAGGTTCCCTTGTGGAAATGAAACAGAGTTGAGACCTCCGTCATCTCCGGAGACTGGCGTGTTGGTTTCATCAGTCTCGTAACGAACAGAAAAATTAGGAACACGAACGGACGTTCCAATCTGATTCGTAAAAGCTCCAAGCTTCGGAAGAGTAGTTTCCCAGTCTTCGTCAGAGAATTCGTTCAATTCCTTATATTCTTCGAGCATGTCCTCAGAAGGAGTAGTGATACCCCAAATGAGATTTTCAGTCTTAAACTTTTGCAAGACATCATAACCTGTAGTGCCTTCACGAATGAAATCGCACATGGCTGATGTTCCAACCAAAGACTGAGCGGCATCCATTTCCCACGCTGCTGTTGCATTGTAGTCCACGAGATCACTCCCTCCGCCTTCAACAAGATATTCTGGAGCGACACGATGAGTAATCATGCATGCACCTTCGTCATTGAGCCCTTCCCATTCTTCCCAAACAGTTAAGGCTATCTTGTAAACACCGCAATACGGTGTGCCGTCACCATCATCATAACAAGAAATTTCATTCTCATTCGCGACAATCGTAACGTTATGAAAAAGAACCATATCGGGCACATAGCCCCATGGCTCGTCTTCGGGAAGAGATTCTACTACTGGTTCCTCTCTTTCCGCGATGGCATCTGCACCAGAGTCGGCTGGCTTTGAATCACATGCCAAAATTAACATAAATAAACAATTCAACATAATAATATGTCTCCCATCAATGAGGCACCAGATAAAGCTATGCCTCCCTGCGCGTATTTAAATAAAATTACTTAATCATTCTTCTGATGATGTATCCTCTTGTTCACTTTCGGACGTTTCTTCTTCTTCGGCTTCTTCAGGAGTGCCGGTCTCCTCTTCTACAACTTCTTCCGCAGGTTCGCTGTCGGCTGAAGTGTCTTCTTCTTTGTCGCCACAAGCAACAAGGAAGGATAACAATAACATCTTCATAATGTCTCCTTAGATGAAAAAAGTGGGGAGTTATTATTCTCTGAATCCCCACAGAGAGAGTCAAACTTTTCTAATCGTTCATCAACCGCTCAAAAGCCGCATCAACTTTGCTCTTCGATCCGTATTTCTCTGTCTCGGAACTTTGAGTTTCAGAGGAGGAATCGGAGGAAAGAAACTCATCTAGCATAGCTTGAACTTCTTCGGAGGTGTGTCTTGTGAAAATGCCAGATATGTCGGGGACAGAGGAGAGCAGTTCATTGCAATCATCTACCGCGTCATCACATAGGACCGAAGGTCGCCGTCTAGGCTTAAGTTGAGTCTTTGGAAACGACCCTGGAGTTCCAGGGACAGAATAGTTCAACACAATGTCAGTTCCTGTTTCCGCATCGGTGATGTCACCATAGTCGGGGTCAAGAACAAGACCAAGCAATTGCTCATAAGCAGTCTTTCCGTAGGACCAAATGCGGACCCCTTCAGACTCCTCGCCCCGAACAACAATTGGGGAGAAATAGCGCTTACGAACAAACAGTTTCTTAGCTTCACGTTTCGCATTGTCGTCGTTGTCTTCAACGCCGCTTCGCCAGAGTTGTGAAGCAAACTCACAAATTGGACAGTCTTCCCCATGATTCTTCTTGGGGCAAAGAATGCCAGGATTTTTTCCCACATTGTAGTGAAAATGGAATTCCTTAAAGGGATCGCCATCTTCAGTGGGCAAAATTCGAATGGATTGATCGCCCTCAGAGGGTCTCCATTTGGTATTATCTCTTTTTTCTCGACCATTGTTTTTTGACATGTCGAGCTTTTTCTTCATCAGATCTAAATTAATAGCCATATTGTTTTTTCCTTTTAGTTAGTTGATCATTATGCCGAGACAGGCTAAGGTCGGGGAGGAATACCTCCCCGCCGTAATTGTATTATAACACGTTATCGATTAAACGTCAAACGAATAATTGATGTTTTTGGCGGAAACTTCACCGATGGAAGTTTTCCAGTTGAAGGTGCGAAACTGTTTTGCATTGATGTCGTAAACGGTTTCAAGCCCTTCTCGTAGGTTCTTTGTTCCTCCTCCACGAAGCGTAACAGGAATGTCGTCATTACGAACAAAAGTCATTGTTCGTCGACTACCTTTCATGGTGGTAAATGTGCCAGTATAGGCGGTTACTTCATTGCTCATTTTATCTCCTTTTGAATGAAATGTGTGTACTTAAGAGAATAGAAATACGAATAGTCGGAACTATTCTCAAAAACTCCGAAAGATGATTTAACTCCCCTTTCCTTATCTAATATAACCTGTTCTCTTATGGTTGTCAAGAGATTTTTATTATTTTTTATTTCATCGCTTGCAACACTATAAAGATAACATGACTCTGTGATATTGTCAAGGGGAAAGTAGAAGTTTTCTTGGGTCTCCGACAGTTGTTTCAAAGACACGGTGCGGATTCGTGAGATTTCATCCGCATCGTGATGTCCGCCAATGATAGGCTCGGAGGCACCAAAATGTTCAATTGAAACAATAGCGTTGGCTATTGCATCATTAATTTTATCAAAAAAGTTTATAACTGTGTCCTCCCCCACAACACCTTCTAGGTGTTTATTGGAGAACAAATAAAGCGAATCTATAAGACCAGATCGAGCAAATTCTTGTAGCACGTTAAACACCACTTTGTTTTGCTTTTGTTGTAGTGGGGTGCAAAGGAATGGATCCGGGTGGATATATGCCACATTTACTTCACGACCTTTAATTTGCTCTAAAACTGAGAGGGTTACACCAGAGACCTTGCCAGCACCACAGACCACGACCCACACTTTCTTGGCGTCCTTGAGCTTTAGGCGGCGAGCGAGCTTTGGAACGGATGAATCGTATTCTTCATGCGAAGAACACTGCGGTAGCCCCTCTCCTGCGTCGAGCTTTACAGTTTGAATTTTAGAAATTTTAGAGACAGAGTCGCAAATGTTGCAACCTGCCTTGCCTATACCGATGACTACCATTCAATCTTCTCCATTGCGCCGAGGTTTTTGCCAACTTTAACGTTTGCCTTGAATTGGCCGAGCTTGGTGTCTGTGAATATCTCTCTAATCTGAGGGAGTAGATCTCGCTCGCTATGTCGTAGGTCAAGTATGACCGAATCATGAATAATGAAGGCCACATTTGAATGCTTGTCTCTCAAGAATCTATGAAGTTTGTTAATCTGAGTAATGCAGTTATCAGAAGATGTGCTTTGCAACAAATAATT